GCCATGACCGTGCTGCCCGACATCAAGATGCTCAACGAGATGAGCAAGACGGTGATCCGCGCAGCCCACAAGATCGTCGATCCACCGCTGCTGCTGCAGGAAGACGGCGCGCTCGCTGCCTTCGATCTGCGACCTGGTGCGCTGAACTACGGTGGCGTCAACGAGCAGGGCAACCAGCTCGTGCACGCGCTGCAGACCAATGCCCGCGTGGACATCGGCCTCGAGATGATGGACCAGCGCCGCAAGGTCATCAACGACGCCTTCCTGGTCACGCTGTTCCAGATCCTGGTCGACGCACCGCAGATGACGGCCACCGAGGCCATGCTGCGTGCGCAGGAGAAGGGCGCGCTGCTCGCTCCCACCATGGGGCGCCAGCAGTCCGAATTCTTGGGACCGCTGATCGAGCGCGAGCTCGACATCCTGGCGCGTGCCGGTGCTCTGCCACCGATGCCCGACGTGATGAAGGAATACGGTGGCCAGGTCGAGATCGAATACAGCTCACCGCTGAACCGTGCCCAGCGTGCCGACGAGGGTGTGGCCATCATGAACACCTTGCAGGCCATCACGCCGCTGGCGCAGATCGACCCCAAGGTCATGATGATCTTCAACCCCGAGATGGTTGCCCGCGAGCTCGCCGACATCAACGGCGTGCCGGCCAAGGTGCTGCGCTCGAGCGACGAGATCCAGGCCATGGAGGACGCACAGGCGCAGGCCGCACAGGCCCAGCAGCTCCTGGCTGCAGCTCCGGTGGCCTCTGGTGTCGTCAAGGACCTGGCGCAGGCTCAGAGCCTCGCCGGCGCTAACCCTGCACAGCAAGCACCTGGGATCTTTCCGACATGATCAGCAACCTGACCAAGGCCGTCCAGCGCATCCTGAACCGCAAGCACGCCTACCGCAGCGTGTTCATGGATGCAGACGGCAACATCAGCCGGCATGGCGAGATCGTGCTGGCCGACCTCAAAAAGTTTTGCCGTGCCACGTCCACCACCGTCACGGTGTCACCCATCACCAAGTCGATCGACCCGATCGCGATGGGCATGGCCGAAGGCCGGCGCGAGGTGTGGATGCGTCTGATGGCGCACCTGCACATCGACGAGAAACAAGTGTTCAACCTGGAGGAGCCGAGCGATGGCAACTAATCCTGTGGCCTCGGCCAACGACAACGACGAAGACAACTACTATGGCAGCTCGAGCGAAGTGAGCAGCAATGGCGCCGCGCACGAGTTTTTCTTCGTGCTGCTGCAGGCGGCTGTGATCGCGCACCAGCTCCACCTCAACACGCGCTCGATCGCCGAGCACCTGGCACTCGATGAGCTCTACAAGGAGCTGCCTGGCCACGTCGACGAGCTGATCGAAAGCTACCAGGGCAAGTATGGCCTGGTGCTGGACTACCCCACCCAGGTGAAGATGCCAGAGCACAACGACGCGCTGGCGCTGACCAAGAACCTGGCTGCCTACATCCAGGCACGTCGCGCCCAGGTGGCGCCAGACACCTATCTGCAGAACCAGATCGATGAGATCGAGCGTCTCGTCTACTCGGTGCTCAACAAGCTCAAGTTCTATTCGTGAAACAGGAGGACACCATGTCACTCGTGATCCAAGACGCTGCCAACGCAGGCAAAAAGATCTTCAAGCCCCATGGCGAGGAATTCTCGCTCGAGGGCGACTTTGCAGCCATCGCTGCAGAGCTGAATCTATCGACCGACCAGATCACCTGGACGATCGAAGATGACCAGGCAGACGGCATCGACGGCAAATCGCTCGTCGGCCGCGCCACTTAAACCTCAAGGAGTTTTCATGTCCGGAGCATCAAGCGGGTCTGCTGTTTTAGCAGGCAACCCGGCAGGCGATAACGCTGCCGCAACCGGTGGCGATCCAGCCGCTTCAACCACAGGCACGACAGGCGCATCAGGCGCAGCGACAGGCGACATCGGCAAGTCGACACCGCCAGCATCAGGCAACTGGTATGACGGCATCGAGGACGCCGACCTCAAGGGCTACGTCCAGAACAAGGGCTGGAAAGATCCAGTCGAGCTGGCCAATGGCTACAAGAACCTCGAGAAACTTCTGGGCGGCGAGAAGCTGCCCATGCCCAAGGGCCCCGATGACAAAGATGGATGGGCTCGCGTCTATGACGCCATGGGCCGACCCAAGAGCCCCGAAGAATACAAGCTGCCTGTGCCCGAAGGCGACAGCGGCGAGTTTGCCAAGATGACCTCGGCGAAGTTCCACGAGCTCGGCATCAGCCAGCAGCAGGCCACAGCTCTGGCCGAATGGTGGAATTCACACTACGCAGCGCTGGAAAACAGCCAGCAGACGCAGACAGCCGAGCGCACCATCCAGGAGATGCAGGCGCTCAAGAGCGAATGGGGCCAGGCCTACGACGAGAACATCAACCTGGGCCAGCGCGCCGTGCGTGAGTTCGGTTTGGACCAGGCCAAGCTCGAGGGCCTCGAGCAGGCATGGGGCACGAAGGGCATGCTGGAGTTCATGGCCAAGATTGGCCGCGGGCTCACCGAGCACACCTTCGAGGGTGGCCAGAACACCCAGAGCTTCGGCATGACACCAGAGGCTGCCAAGCAGCGCATCAGCACGCTGCAGCAGGACAAGGAATGGACGTCGAAATACCTCAACGGCAATGCCGACGCGAAAGCCGAGATGCAGCGCCTCATGGGCATCGCCTATCCGGCTGAAATGTGATGTGAATTGATCAACGATTATGAAAAATCCTCAACACGACGCCGAGATTCGGCTAGAATGTTTGAAACTGGCGCACCGCGCCGACCGCTCACCTCAAGAGGTGATCGCAATGGCCAGAGAGTATTTGGCCTGGGTCGGTGGGGTCGCTGTGCCGACAACCCTTACCGGGCCGGCTGACAGCCAGAAAGAAGGCAAACTGGCCCCGACTACTGTTCGGACAAGCCCCTCGAAGAGTGCTGGGAAACCAGCTTGATCAACCTAACCTTCAAAGGGTAGAAAAATGTCTTTCAACGTCTCAACGGCGTTTGTCCAACAGTATTCGACAAACGTCAACATGCTCTTGCAACAGCAAGGCTCGCGTCTGCGCTCTACTGTGCAGAACATGAAATTCCAGGGTAAAGCTGCCTCTATGGCAGAGCAGTTCGGCCAGGTGTCACCTGTTCGCAACCAGTCTCGCCACAGCGACACTCCCCTGATCTCCACTCCCCAAGACAAGCGTTGGATCTATCCCAACGACTATGACTGGGCCGATCTGATCGACAGCCAGGACAAGCTCCGCATGTTGATCGACCCCACTTCCAGCTACGCAATGGCTGGCGCTTGGGCGATGGGCCGCGCTATCGATGACGAGATCATCGCTGGCATCTTGGGTAGCAACAACACCGGCGAAAACGGCACTTCAGCCACCGGCTCTTTGTATGCCTACAACAGCAACAGCCAGTCTGTCGCTGCTGCCACAGGCGCTGCATCGGCCACCGGCTTGAACATCGCGAAGCTGCGCGCAGCCAAGCGTAAGCTGTTGGAAGCCGACCTCGATGTCGACAACGACACCCTCTACTGCGTCATCTCTGCCAAGCAGCACGACGACTTGTTGAACGAAGCCCAGGCTATCAGCTTGGACTACAACACCAAGCCTGTGCTCGTGGACGGCAAGATCACTCAGTTCATGGGTTTCAACTTCATCCACAGCGAACGCATCCCCGGCGCCGCTAACTTCAACACCACGATCAACCCATTGGTCACTTCTGCTGACAGCGACGGTTCATACCAGGCTGGCAGCCGCTGGATCGTGCCTGTGTTCGCCAAGTCTGGCGTTGCATTGGGCATCTGGAACGATGTGCAGACATCGATCGATCGTCGTGCCGACAAGCGCAACAGCTACCAGGTCTATGTGACTGGCACGTTTGGTGCTGCTCGTATGGAAGAAAAACGCTGCGTTCTCATCAACTGCAAGTAATCACAAGGAGTAACGCAAAATGGCTCAGTATCTTTCTAACGAGTTGGCCGGCACATCTACCGGCACTTCGACCTCTGCTGGCGTGGGCTACAAGCCCAAGGCTTCCGTCTATGGCGGTCGCTTGAAGCGCATGCGCGCATCCATCACCCTGGCATCGCAGACCACCAGCGACACGCTGTTGTTCGGCAACTTGCCAGCAGGTGCTGTGTTCGCCTACGGCGTGATCAACACCGACACCAGCCTCGGTTCATCGACCCTGTCGATCGGCACAGCAGCAGCCGCTGCAGCCTATCGCGCAGCCGGCACTTTCACAGCGACTGACACCCCTACCTTCTTCGGTAAGGCAGCCGCTGTGGGCGGTTCCGACACAGGTGCGACCACCGAGACAGCCGTGATCGGCACGATCGCCACTGCCAACTTGCCTTCATCGGGCAACCTGGTCGTGGACATCTTCTACTCGATCCCAAGCTGATCGGTGACTTAGGCGGGGCTGGGGAAACCCGGCCCCTTCTTCCATTCATAGGAGAAAACCATGGCTTATTATTTCGGCGTCAACGTTGGTGCTGGCGCAATGGGCAGCGTGACCGAAGGCTCGTCTACCACGTCCAAGGACGTTGAAGTGGTGATCAACACCAACGCCAACGTGCCCTCCAAGACTGAGTTGCTGGTGGCTATCCAGAAGCTGGTCGACTACGTCGTGACCGACGCTAAGAGCTGGTGAGGTAAATCATGCCAGTTCGTCGCGCTGATGATCAAGTTTATACGCTCGCGTCCAACGCATCGAGCACCGCTACCGGAGCAAACTCTGGCAACGGTGTGCAAGTGCCTGGTGGCGAGTATCAGTTCATGGTCGATGGCACTGTGGGCGGTTCCACGGTCAGCCTGCAGATCAAGTCGCCTTCTGGCGTCTGGATGGATGCGCAGGTGTTCACTGGCTCTGTGGTGAAGTTCACGACCTTGCCAGGCAACCAGACTGCGATCGATCTGCCTGCCGGCCTGGTGCGCATGGCTGCCACTGGTGGCACGCCCTCTGGCCTCAACGCCTACCTCATCGGCCTCGGTTGATAGGAGGCTGGCATGGCCTCAGAGATCCAAGTCGCTAACCGTGCCCTGACGAAGCTGGGGTCGAACCGCATCACGTCGTTGTCTGACGATGTGAAGGCGGCTCGCTCCATCTCGTCTTGTTTCGAAGACATCCGAGACGACGAGCTGCGCGCTCATCGCTGGCAGTTCGCCATGAAGCGCACGAGCCTGGCCGCCTTGTCCGAGGCGCCTGCCTTTGGCTTTGCTTACCAGTATGCGCTGCCTCCAGACTATCTGCGCCTGGACATGATCAATGACCAGTATCCCTCGGCCGTGATGGACAACTACATCGGCGCCGAAACCCAGGAATACATGATCGAGGGCAACGTCATCCTGACCGACATCGAAGCCCCGCTCAAGCTGCGCTACATCAGCCGCGTGACCGACGTCAACGCTTGGGACGTCAACTTCCGCGAGGCCGTGGCATCGCGTATCGCGGCCGAGATCTGCGAGGACCTCACGCAATCCGACACCAAGAAGCAGGCTGCTTTGGCCGACTACAAGCGTGCGATCACGCAGGCCGTGCGCACCAACTCGATCGAGAAGCCCCCATCGACCCCACCAGACAACACCTGGATCGTTTCAAGGCTCTGACATGCCAAAGGCTTCACCGCTTCGCTCATCGTTCAACGCAGGCGAGCTGTCGCCGCTCATGGCCGGTCGCACCGACGTCAACAAATACGCCTCGGGCTGCGAGACGCTGACCAACTTCATCCCCGCGGTGCAGGGCCCTGCCGTGCGTCGTGCCGGCACGCGCTACGTCTCCGAGGTCAAGAGCTCGGCCAACCGCACCTGGTTGGCCACCTTCGAGTTCAACACGGCCCAGGCCTATGTGCTCGAGTTCGGTGATCTCTACATTCGCTTCTACACCAGCCACGGCCAGCTCCTGTCCGGTGGCTCACCCTACGAGATCGTCAGCCCCTACAGCGCCAGCGAGCTCACAGACAGCGACGGCGCCTTTGCGCTCTCGATGGTGCAGTCAGGTGATGTGATCTACATCGCGCACCCTGCGCACCCGCTGCAGAAGCTGTCGCGCTTTGGCAACACCAACTGGACGATCGCGGCCGCGCCGCTGATCAATGGTCCCTTCCAGACCCAGAACACCGACCGCACCGTGAAGGTCTACGCCAGCGCGACCTCTGGCTCGGTCACCCTGACCGCCACGAGCTCGATCTTCACTTCGGCCATGGTGGGCAGCTACGTCTACCTCGAGCCCGCTGACGCCTCGGCCGTGAAGCCCTGGACCGCGGGCCAGGAATACACATCGAACCCCTACGGCCTCTATCGCCGCAGCGATGGCAAGACCTACATCTGCACGACAAGCGGCACGCCCACATCAGGCAAGGTCTGGCGCACCGGCCCCAACAAGCCGATCCACACCTACGGCACGGTGGCCGATGGCGACTACAACGGCATCAGCGGCACGACCGTCGAGCGCCAGGGCCTCGACTGGCTCTTCGTCGATGCAGGCTATGGCTACGCGGTCATCACCGGCTACAGCTCTGGCACATCGGTAACAGCCACCGTGGTGGGCAACTGGCCGCTGCCGGCCGGCGTGGTGGGATCAGGCAATGCCACCTTCCGCTGGGCCCTGGCGGCCTTTTCTGGCGAGGAGGGATACCCCAGCCGCGTGACCTTCTTCCGCGAGCGCTTGACGCTGGCCAAAGACCAGCAGCTCTACTTCTCCGTCGCCGGCGACTTTGAAAACTTTGCGGCCAAGGATGATTCGGGCCAGGTGGTGGCCGATCGCGCCATTCAGATCACCATCTCGTCCGACGAGGTCAACCAGGTGCAGTGGCTCGTGCCCACGCAGGCGCTGCTCATCGGCACGTCCGGTGGCGAGTTCGCCTGCATGGAGAACACCACCAGCGAGGCCTTTGCGCCTGGCAACGTCAAGATCGAGCAGCAGACGTCTGAGGGCTCGCGCTCGGTCGCGCCGGTGCGCGTGGGCTACTCCACGCTCATGGTTCAGCGCTCTGGCCGCAAGGTCAAAGAGATCGCCTACAACTTCCAGCAGAACGGCTACATCGCCAACGACCTGACCACGTTGGCCGAGCACATCACACGCGGTGGCATCGCGCAGACCGCCTGGCACAAAGAGCCCTATGTGGCCATGTGGGCCGTGCGCGGCGACGGCTACCTGTTGGGCTTCACCTTCAACAAGGAGCAGGACGTCGTCGGCTGGCACAAGCACCTGATCGGCGGCAGCTTCGGCAGCGGCAATGCCGTGGTCGAGAGCGTGGCCGTGATCCCCAGCCCCAACCGCGACCGTGATGACCTGTGGATGATCGTCAAGCGCACGATCAATGGCGCGACCAAGCGCTATGTCGAATACCTCGAGCGCGAATACCAGGACGGTGACGCGCAGAGCTCGTGCTTCTACGTCGACGCCGGCGCCACCTATTCAGGCTCGCCCACCACAACGATCTCAGGCCTCAACTACCTCGAGGGCCAGACCGTGCAGGTCCTGGTCGATGGCGCAGCGCATCCTGATCGCGTGGTGAGCTCTGGCTCGATCTCGCTGCAATATGCAGCCTCGGTGGTCCAGGTGGGCCTGCCCTGTCCTGCCAAGCTGCGGGCCATGCGCCTCGAGGCTGGCGCAGGTGATGGCACAGCACAAGGCAAGTCGAAACGCATCACCAAAGCTGTCATTCGCTTCTACAATACGCTCGGTGCAAAAGCAGGACCCAGTGAGACAGATCTCGATTCGATCGAGTTCCGCACAGGGTCTGACCTGATGAACCAAGCCCCGCCGCTGTTCACTGGTGACAAGCTGATTGATTGGCCTGGTGGATATGACTTCGACGGGTTTGTCATGGTTGTGCAGGACCAGCCGCTGCCGATGACGGTGGTGGCGATCATGCCGCAGCTTCACACATTCGACCGATGAAGATTGTCCAGTTTGAACCCGAGCACCTCCAACGACTATTGCTTCAACCGAGCCAGGCCATCATGCAACCAACACTGTCCGACCCAACGTATGGAGCCAGCCTGAAAGAGGCGGGCCCTGCCTATTCGTTGGTGGACGGTGATGCGGTATTCGCAACAGCGGGCCTCATTCCTCAATGGAGCAACCGGGCGATCGCCTGGGCTCTGGTCAGTTCCGAGGTGGGGCCGCACATGGTCATGCTGCACAAGGCTGTGCTGCGCGTGTTTTCACTTCATCACTTCCGTCGCATCGAGACGTCCGTGGCCTGCAATTTCGAGCAGGGCCACCGCTGGGCAAAGCTGCTCGGCTTTGAGCGCGAGGGCCGCATGCGTGCCTTTACGCCAGAGGGCGACGACTGCGACCTCTATGCGAGGGTTTCATAATGGGTGCATTTGCCGTTCCACTGATGGTCGCTTCGAGCGCCGTCTCTGCCATTGGCGCAGTTCGCCAGGGCCAGGCGCAAGCCGACAGCTACAACGCCCAGGCGCAGGCCAACGAATACAACGCGGTCGTCGACAAGAACAACGCGATCATGGCCTCCGACCAGGCCAACGCGCAGGAGGAGCAGCAGCGTCGTCACTTCCGCTCGCTGCAGGGCCAGGCCATGGCCGGTGTTGCTCAATCCGGCACAGGCTTCTCTGGCTCCAATGCTGATATGCTCGAGCAGAACGCGATCAACAACGAGCTCGACGCGCTGACCATTCGCTACGAGGGCCAGAACAAGGCCAAGTCGTTCGAATCGCAAGCCAACCTTGACCGATACAGCGCGGCCGTGAACCGCCAGAACGCCAAGTCTGCCAAGAACGCGGGCTATCTCAATGCCGGCGCAGCGCTGCTGTCTGGCGCGACCAAATACGCCTACTACGGCAAGACAGGCAAATTGCCTGGAATGGACTAAGACATGGCCAAGATCCCCTTCTACGACGATCGCCTCAACCCACAGGGCGGCCTGAATACACAGGCTCGTGGTGTTGAGTTCTCTGGCGCCGAAGGCCAGGCTCTGCAGAACCTTGGCAATGCCGGTGTGAGCTACGCCGCCACCGAGCTGCACTTCCTGCGCAAGAAGGAAGACGACGACGCGATCGCCGGCGTGGGCAAGACCATGTCGGACGCGACCCTCAAGTGGGATCAATACCTCAAGGACGCCTCGCAGACCGCTGCCGATGGCGCCAACGGCTTCACTGGCAAGACCGTGGCCGAGTTCGACAAGTATGCCCAGGAGACGCTGGCCGGCATCACCAACGAGAAGGCCCGCGTCTATGCGGCCCAGCACCTCAACAGCCTGCGCAACTCGATCGGCTCACGCGCCATCAACTTCGAGGCCCAGGCCGGTGTGGCCGACCGCGACACCAAGCTCGAGCAGGCCTATCAGAACTACGCTCGCGTGGTGGCTCAAGACGGCACGCAATACGAGAGCTCGCGCACAGCCTTGCTGGGCATGATTGCCAACCTGGGCTACGACCCCGTCACCCGCGCCGATCGCGCCAAGCGATATGCCGAGCGCCTGGGCGAAACCGCGCTGCAGGGCCAGGTGCAATCCAACCCTGCCGAAACCAAATCGACCCTGACGCGCACCTATGGTGGCGACTTCGGCCACGCGCTCGACTTCACCTTGCGCGCCGAGGGCGGGCTCAATCCATCCGACACCAACGGCACGCCGTCCAACTTCGGCATCAACCAGGCCGCGCACCCCGAGGTCGACGTCACCAAGATCACCAAGGACCAGGCCAAGGCCATCTACAAGAAGGACTACTGGGACAAGATTGGTGGCGACCAGCTCGCCAAGCAGAACCCTGCGCTGGCCACCGTGGCCTTCGACACCGCCGTGATGGCCGGCGTCGGCCGCGCCAAGCAGCTCCTCGCCGAATCCGGTGGCGATCCTGCCAAGTTCATGGACCTGCGCGAGGCCTACCTCAACCAGCTCAAAGAAAACGACCCCCAGAAGTATGACAAATATGCAAAGGCCTGGGGCAATCGCAACGCCGACCTGCGCAAAGAGATCGGCATGGCCGGCGCTCCCACATCGTCGGTGGTGAGCACGATCGCACGCGACGTCAACATCGACCGCATGCCCGCTTTCATCAGCGCGGCCAACACCGAAGAGACGCGCCAGCAGGCGACCTATCGCAGCCAGGTGGCCACCACCGAAGGCGATCACGTCACCGCCTTCATGAATGGCCAGCCGGTGCAGAAGCCCCTGACCGAGGCCGACTACACCAAGGCCTACGGGCCCGTCGAAGGCCCGCAGCGCTTTGCCAACTACATGCAGGTCGCGCAGCTCGGCACAGACATGAACGCGCTCAAGCTGCAGACGCCCGAGCAGATCGCTGTGACCGTGAAGGCCTACGAGCCAGATCCCAGCAAGCCTGGCTACGAGCTCGCCACCAAGCGCTACGACACGATCCTCAAGGCTGCCGACGCCGTGAACCAGGCGCGCAGCGCTGACCCCATGGCCTATGCGCAGCAGAACAAGATCGGCAACGCGCAGCCGCTCAACTTCAACGACCAGGCAGCCTTCGGCGCCGAGCTCAACCGCCGCACCGGTGTGGCTGCCACCATGCAGCAGACCTACGGCACGCCCTACACGCTGCTCACCAAGGCCGAGGCCACGACCCTGAACCAGGGTTTCCAGCGCATGACCACGCAGCAGCGCCTGGGCTACCTCGACGCGATCCGCACCTCGGTGACCGATCCGGTGGCCTATCGCTCGATCATGCAGCAGGTCGCGCCCGATAGCCCTGTGACCGCCATGGCCGGGATGATCCTGCACAAGCAGAACCCCGTCATCGTGCCCCACACCTTCAGCTCGGACGAGGTCTACCAGCAGAAGGACGTCGCCGCGATCATGCTCGAGGGCGAAGCCCTGTTGAACCCCAACAAGCTCGACAAGTCCGAAAACGGCAAGGGCAAGACATTCCCGCTGCCCAAAGAGCAGGACATGCGCGACCAGTTCACCGGCGCAGTGGGCAAAGCCTTTGCTGCTGATCCAGAGGGCGCCAGCTTCGCCTACCAGGCCGTCAAGGCCTACTACGTCGGCAAGTCAGCCCGCGAGGGCGACATCTCCGGCACGATCGACAGCGGCCGCATGAAAGAGGCCATCAACGCCGTGATCGGTGGCGTCACCGACGTCAACGGCAAGGGCGAGGTCGTGCGTCCCTGGGGTATGACCGAAGAGCGCTTCAAGAATGGGGCCAGAGCGGCCTACGACAAGGCGATCGAGGCTGCGGGATACAAGGGTAGCCCCCTCGACAATTACGGCGCCTACGGGCTGCAGAGCGCTGGCGACAGCAAGTATCTGCTGCGCACCGGCACAGGCTACCTCACCCAACGCGACGGCACGCCGATCGTGCTCGACCTGACCGAGAAGCCCAGCCTGGCCAGCAAGATCCCCACGACAGGAGATGCACCGGCGCTCACACCGCCCGCAACACAGGCACAATCGAAGACAGCCAAACCCAACACGCAGCAGCCTAAGACCAAATGAGCTTCTTCGACCTTGACCCCACCGCCACGCAGAACCTGATGGATCAGGCGCGGCTGAACCCGATCAACCCGGCTGACATGAAGCCTGGCCTGATGGCTGGCGCCTGGAAGGCTCCGGTGACTGGCCTCGCTTCCACGTTCAACGACGTGGCGCTGCTGATGGGGGACGCCGGCACGCCGGTTCTGCAGGGCGCGGCGCGTCCGGTCGACCAGCTCTTCGGCACGAAGATCGAGGAGTGGCTGGGCAAGGAACAGCAGAAGAACGTCGACAACATCAACAACTGGGCGCCCGACCCTCGCACCACCGGTGTGATCGGCCAGGCGATCCACGGCCTGTTCAACGTGGGCTCTGAGGCCATGCTCGGTGGTCCTGAGACGGCCGGCGTGCTGCAGGGCTACAAGGGCTTCCGCGGTGGCCTGGTGGACGGCCTCGATCCTGGCACGGCATTGGGCAAGGGCGCGATCGATGGCGTCTCGGCCTGGGTCGGCCTCAAGCTGCCGATCACCGTGGCGCCCCAGCTCGGCGCGATCGGCACGGTGGCCACAGGCGCTGCCGGCAACGTCGTCACAGGCATGGCCACACGCGGCGCGACAGGCGCTTTCCTGCGTGAGCGCGGCTATGGCGACATGGCCGAGCAGTATCAGGTGCTCGACAACTCAGCGATCGCCATGGACCTCATCATGGGTGGCGGCTTTGGCGCGCTGGCCCACTACGGTCCTGGCTGGGTCGAGAAATACAAGGCCTGGCAGGAGAAGAACGACGGCCGAATCATGCCGTCCGATCGCGATACCGCGATGTTCCTCAATGCCATGCTGCACGCCGAGCTCGACACCGCACCTGGCGTGCCGGCTGATCCTGCTGCTCGCGCTGCTCACGTCGAGGCCGTGCACACCGCGATCAACGACCTGCTGGCCGGTCGCGAGGTCAACGTCGGCACTGACGTGACCGATGGCAACTTCGTCGAGAACCCCACCGCGGTCGAGGCCCGCAACGGCATCGTGGCAGCGGTCGAGGACCACCTCGGCGCCGACTGGCAATCGCTCAAGATGGAGCTCGAGAGCCGTGGCCTGCCTGGTGACACTTCGCTCTACAACATCACCGGCCCGCGTGAACCTCTCGCGCCTGAACCTGTGCGCGTGACCTCTGAGGTCAAGGGCATTATCGACAAGGCCACGGCCGAGGGCTGGGACAACGCCAAGATCATCTCTGCGCTGCAGGACCTTTCTGGTCGCCTGGACAACGTCAACGACGCCCGCCGTGCTGCGGCCGCATCTGGTGACCGTGTGCGCGGCGCCTTGTGGATCAACGAGCGCCTCACCCGCGCCGAGCGCAATGGCGAGTTGAGCAAGCAAGAGGTCGGCCTCGCCAAGTGGCTGATCGAGAAAAACCCACACATCGCTGACGACCTGGCCATCTCGCTCAAGGGCGACAAGGGCGACCAGGTCGGTGGCGTCTACAAACCGCTCGAGCGCCTGGCTCAGATCTTCAAGGGTGGCAGCGACCCGCTGACCACCGTGCACGAGTTCCTGCACCACACCGAGCGCATGATGCCGGCCGACGTTCGCGCTGGCATCCAGAACGCCTGGCTCGAGCAGGTCAAGACCCTGCAGGACGTGGCAGAGCGCACCGGCAACACCAACCTGGCGCTGGCCATCAATGACGTGCTCAAAGCTGCCATGGGTGTCGCTGGCGCCCACGAGCGCGTGGTCAACATGGTCAAGGATGGCCATGTCGGCGCCGACTTCTATGCGCTGGTCAATGCGTCCGAGTTCTGGGCCGTCAACGCCTCCAAGCTCGTGCGCGAGCGCGCCCAGGAGGGCTGGGTCAAGAAGGCCGTGCAATGGATCAAGGAGCTCGTCGAAAAGGCCAAGGACGCCTTCGGCCTGCAGAGCAACGCGGCCGTGATCCGAGGCCTCGATGCCGTCCTGAAATCCAACGGCGACTACACCACCAGCGAGATGCTGGTGAACGACGCGCCCTATCGCAACGTCGAAGCGCCAGGCAAGGGTGTGGCCAAGGAGAACGTCAACGGGTTTGGGCCTGGCCTGCGCGTGAGCGTGCCGATCGGCAGGATGAAGCTGCCCGAGAAACCACTCATCCTGGTGGGCACCAACACCAAGAACGCCGGCCGGCAGATCGCTGCGCTCGACGACATCCTGGCCAAGTTCCCCGATGCGGATAAATCGCCGCTCGAGTGGTCCAAGATGATGGCCTACGCCTTCGCCAACCACGAGGTGGTGATCCCGCCTTATCGTTTCCTCAAGGACATCAACAGCGATGGCGCCTACAACAACCTGGCGCGCCTGAGTGCAGGCCAGATCGCCGACGCTGACCACGGTTTTGCCAACGCGGCCAAGTTCCGTCAGGCCTACACGAACAAGCTCATCAATGTGGCCACCACCGGCAAGCTCTTCCTGTGGTCGTTCCTGTCCAAGGGCGTGAGCCCCTACACCCAAGAAGGCCTGTTCATCGACGCCTTCCCTGGCATCGATGCCTGGGTGCAAAAGGCGGCTGCCGGCGAGTTCACCGACAAGGACATGCCTGCCTTTGAGGCCTGGGCCCGATCGGTCGCCCCGCAGGGATCTGGCCAGCCTGGTGCTGGCGCCACGCACAACCTCAACGGGTTTGGCCGCGACTTCCTGATCAAGACCGGCAAGCGCCTCGAGGACGGCCGCACGATCCTGCAGACCATGCACGACATGCTGGAAGATCCCAACATGACCGGCCAGCAGTTCCGTCGCTGGTTCCACCAGAACACCGAGGGCATCGGCATCGACAACAAGGTGACGTCGTTCACCCTGCTGGTGGCTGGCTTCGACGACGTGATGGTGCTCGACCGCGTGCAGATCCGTCAGCTCTGGGACGATGGCCGCTTTGCCGATCGCAACCTCTACGATGGTCAGAGCGAGAAGCGCATGGTCGTGGACCGCAAGACCGGCAAGGAGGTCGAGAAGTCCGTCACGATCACCGGCACAGCCCTGGCGCCCTTGGGCGATGGCGTGCGCGGCCTGCTGATCTACGAGGCGATCGAGCGCGCCTTGTCCAAGCGCATCGAGAACATCTACACCGCGCTAGGTCGCCCACAGGACGCCAGCATCGGCCGCTACCATTGGGAAACCTGGGTCGCTGACAGCCAGCAAGAGGCCAGCCACGGCACGCTTGACGCGATCCTGCACGACGCCAAGGGCGACAGCCACATGATCGCCGAAGTGACCGCCAAAGAGGGCGAATATGGCGCCTATGCCTATGGCGCTCGCTACGGCCGTGATGCCTCTGGACCGTATTTCCTATACAACACTCCGACAGGTGGGGAGTATCGTTTCACAGTGCCCGCTTTCCGCGACTTCCTGGACGCGGTAAAATTGGCCAAGAACAAAGTCGTCCCATCAGGATTCAAAGTCACGGAGGCCGGTAATGCGCCCTGGTTTGAAAAAACCCAAGTCAACAAACAAGCCCTCGACGCCCTCGCCCAGCGTTACGCTGACACCAGCGCAAGCCCTGGAGAGGGAGCTGTTCAGCAACATGGCGAAGGTGAAGCAGTATCCCTACAGTCCGGACGAGGACCAGACCCCTACGGACCCGACGAGCTCGTCAAAAACAACCCCTCGCTGACCTACATCCAGGCCGATGGAACCATGGTCCCAGCGGCGCGTGCGCTTACCGATGCTGATGTGGAAATCGCATCAGCAAAGCGTGATTCCCAAGGCTATGACGCGGCAGTCGCCTGCGCATTGAGAGGCTGACATGAAAGACCGCTGCATCAGCGCCGTATCGCAGGCCATCGGCCGAGACATCACCCAGCAGGAAGCCCAAGGCATCGAGGACCGCATCGTCAAGAACATGCGTTTCGCGGCCGCGGCCGATCCTGCTGCTTTCCGCTCGATGAGCCCCGACGATCGCTTGAAGGCTGCAGCCCAGCTCGCTGCCCAGGAGCTCGTGCAGGAGGCAGAGCTCAAGAAGCGCCGCATCACCCTGACGATCCAGGCTCACGACCGCATCGAGAGCTTCATCAACGACGCCAAGGCTGCCGGCCTTGAGGGTCTGGACGCGCTCAAGCGCACGCTGGTCTTCGTCGCTGATGGCAAGAGCAACACCCTGTCGGCTGAAAGCCGCTCCAACGCGCTCAAGGCCAACTACCTGCGCCAGCTCGTCGACACCTTCGAGGCTGTCGATCCCCGCTTCTGGGGCCTGTTTGAGAGCGAGGAGGGCGTGCGCACGCTGACCAAGGCGATCTTCGGCCAGACCGAAGGCATCGACCAGCACATCATCAAGGGCGCGCAGGCCTGGATCGATGTGGCCAGCCAGATGCGTGAGCAGTTCAACCAGGCAGGCGGCAAAATCGGCCTGCTCGAGAATTGGGCGCTGCCACAGCACCACAGCCAGATGAAGGTCAACAAGGCCGGCGCCGAGCAATGGATCAATGACGTTTTCGACAAGCTCGACCGCTCGAAGTTCATCAACGACGACGGCACGCGCATGAACGACGAGGGCGTGCAGGAGGTCCTGCGCAATGCCTGGCTGACGATCGCCACCGGTGGCATCAACCAAATGACCCCTGGCGCGCCTGGTGGTGGCATGCTGGCCAATCGCCGCGCCTACCACCGCGAGCTGCACTTCAAGGACGCCGACGCCTACCTCGACTACCAGGCCAAGTATGGCGAGAAGTCGCTGTGGGGCGTGATGACAGGCCACGTCGAAGGGCTGTCGAAAGAGATCTCGATGCTCGAGACGTTCGGGCCCAACCCCGACGCCACCTTCAACCTGTTCCTCGAGAAGCAGCTCCAAGAGGCATCGCTCACATCGCCTGGCGACACCGCCAAGATGCAGCAGCAAGCCCGTCGCCTGGCTGGCCTCTACGACTACACCACCGGCAAGACGCAGCCGATCGTCAATGAGCACTTGGCGCAGGCCTTCGACACGCTGCGCAACTGGCTGGTGAGCTCGCGCCTGGGCTCGGCCGTGATCACCGCGCTGACCGACGAGGCCACGCTGCACCTCACCGCCAAGGTCAACAACCTGCCCGAGATGCAGCTCATCCGAAACGAGCTCGCTGCGCTGAACATCGCCAACCGCGAGGAGGAAAACCTCGCTCACCGCGCAGGCATCGGCATCGACACGATGCTCAACCACCTCAACCGCTGGGGCCAGGACAACCTCGGCCCGACGTTCTCGAGCAAGATGGCCAACACGGTGATGCGCGCCTCTGGCCTCGAGGCCTTGGACGGCGCCCGTCGCCGCGCCTTTGGCGTCACCTACATGAGCGCGCTGGGTGAGATGGTCGGCAAATACAACAGCCTGGCCGAGCTCTCAGACACCGACAACAAGATCCTGCTGTCCAAGGGCATCAAGGACATCGACTGGCAGATCTGGAAACAGGCCGAGCTTGAGAAGTGGGGCGCCGGCAATGGCATCCTGACGCCTGAGAGCATCATGCGCATCGAGCCGGCCAAGCTCGAGCCCATCATCGCCGGCGAGCGTGCGCGCCTCGAGGCCGAGAAGCAGGCCAAGATCGACGCCATCAACAAGATGTCGGCCATGACGCCCGAGCAAAAGGCTGCCTCGATCGCCGACTGGTCCAAGACCTACGACGAGCAGATCGCCGGCATCCAGGACAAGGCCCAGCGCGATGCCGTGCTGCGCCTCTTGGGCGTCACGCTCGAAGAAACAGACATGGCCGTGATCCGACCAGGCGCTGCCGACAAGTATCTGACCGGCGCGGGCATGGAGCGCGGCACATGGAAGGGCGAGCTGACCAAGTCGTTCTTCCAGTTCAAGGCCTTTCCCCTGGCCATGATCGCTCGCCATTGGATGCGCGGCAGCAACATGCAAACGGCCGGTGGCAAGGCAGCCTACCTGGGCAGCCTGATCGTGGGCACGACGGTGCTCGGCGCCGTGGCTCAGTCGGTGAACGACCTGCTCGCTGGCAAGGACCTGCGCAACTACAACCCGGTGCAGGGCGAGCACGGCATGAAAAACTGGATGGCTGCTTTCCTCAAGGGTGGCAGCCTGGGCCTCTACGGCGACTTCCTGTTCTCAGGCGCCACGCAGGCCAACCAGGCGGGCCCGATCGCCTCGCTGATGGGTCCGGTCGCCGGCCTGGTCGAGGAGGCCTTCAAGCTCACGCAGGGCAACATCGTGCAGGCCATGCAGGGCAAGGACACACACTTCGGTGCGGAGGTGGTTCGCTTCGTCAAAGGCAACACACCAGGCGCCAATCTTTGGTATGCGAAAGCGGCCTTGGACCATATAATCTTCCACCAAATGCAAGAGTATTTCAGCCCCGGCTATCTCGCACAAATGCAGCGCCGTGCTCAGAAAGAATTTGGCCAGAGTTACTGGTGGACGCCTGGCACAGGAACCGAGGGCATGCGTGCCCCAGACTTGGCGAAAGCCTTTGGAGAATAAGCGATGACCGTCTCAACAACCACGTCCAAGGTCAGCTTTGCTGGCAACGGATCGACCACCGCCTTCGCGGTCAACTTCTACTTCTTGCAGACCAGCCACCTCAAAGTCGTGCTGCGTGCTGCCGATGGCACAGAGACGGTCAAGACGCTGGGCACAGACTACACCGTCACCGGCGCCGGCGTGCCCTCGGGTGGCACTGTCACCATGAGCACAGCGCCAGCATCAGGCCAGACCCTGGTGATCGCTCGCAACGTGCCTCAGACCCAGCTCATCGACTACCAGCCCAACGATCCATTCCCTGCCAACACCCACGAGCAGGCGCTCGACCAGCTCACGATGGAAGTGCAGCAGCTCCAGGAACAGATCACTCGCGCCATCAAGCTGTCGCTGACCAACACCATGACCTCGACCGAGTTCACGGTGGACGCCGCCAGCCGTGCCGGAAAGGTCCTGTCGTTCGATTTGAGTGGTGAGCTCGCTGTCACCCAGGAGCTCGGCCAGTCCAAGGGCAACTGGGCCAGCGGCACAACCTACGCGGTGCGCGACCTGATCAAGGACACCAGCAACGGCAACGTCTACATCTGTCTGACCGCTCACACCTCGAGCGGCGCGCAACCGATCAGTACCAACACCGACGCGGCCAAGTGGCGCCTGATCGTCGACGCGGCCTCTGCAACCTCATCGGCCAGCGCGGCCGCTGCAAGCGCCACCGCTGCTGCTGCGTCGGCCACCGCTGCTGCGAATTCCGCAACGGCTGCTGCCGGTAGTGCATCGGCTGCTTCAACCAGCGCCAGCACGGCCACCACACAGGCCAGCAATGCCTCTACAAGCGCAACAAACGCAGCGTCGAGCGCATCGGCTGCCAGCACCTCGGCGACCGCTGCGGCGAGCTCTGCCACGGCTGCTGCATCCTCGGCGGCCGCGGCCTCTGCTGCCGCTGCCTCTGGCCTCTATCGCCAGGTCCTCGACAAGAGCGCCAATTACACCATCACCTCGAGCGACACCGGCACGCTGTTCCGCTCCAACACCGGCAGCGGCGCGATCACCTTCACGCTGCCATCGATCAGCTCGGTGACAGACGGTTTCCGCGTGGCTGTGGTGAAGTGGTCCAACGACGCAAACGTGACAACCGTGCAGCGCGCCGGCAGCGACACCATCAACGGCGCGACCAGCGTGCAGATCGCCAACCAATACAGCCAGATCGTCCTGGTCGCTGACTTCGAGACAAACCAGTGGTTTGCCTCACAGTCGGGCCTTGGCGCCACCAGCAACAACGTCGATGTGTTCAACGGCAACGGCGGCACGACCTTCACGCTGTCTGTCGACCCTGGCACGAAGAACAACACGCGCATCCACATTGGTGGTGTGTATCAGTTCAAATCGACCTACTCGATCAGTGGCACGACGCTGACGTTCAGCTCTGCGCCTCCATCTGGAACAAGCAACATCGAGGTCGAATACGGCACACCGCTGGCGATCGGCGTGCCAAGCGATGACACTGTGAGCACAGCCAAATTGCAAGCTGGCGCTGTCACGCCTGCAAAGATGTCTACCGGTGCGCCGACTTGGGATACCAACGGCAACTTAGCATCCAATGGCACAACATTGAGCGCTTGGAGTGGTTACAAAGTTTATCAAGCTGGCCTTGCATCTTTTCTTGGCGGCAGCTCAGGTGCTTACCTAATATCCGACAACGCATACACCGATAACTCCGGCGCTTCGTGGAAATACATCAGCAGCAGTTACGCACCTGCTCAATACTATGCCGCAGGTGGCGCTCATGTCATGCGATCTGCCCCATCGGGAACGGCAGGCGCTGCGATTAGCTGGACAAACGTTGCACAAGTTAGCAAAGACAACACTTTTGCCCTACAAGGCGCATCTTCTGTCGCTGGCACAGGCATCTCTTTCCCCGCAACTCAATCAGCATCATCTGACGCAAACACATTGGATGATTATGAGGAAGGGACTTGGACACCAAGTGTTGGCGGTAACGCCACATACACCGCTCAGGCTGGAACATATGTAAAAGTTGGACAGTTAGTTACTGTCTGGTTTGATGTAATCATCAGCACAATTGGAACAGGTGCTACAACATCACTGAGTGGTTTGCCTTTTACTTCAAGATCATCACCAACACTTCCTCAAGGCATGTCGGGATCGGTTGGTTATTTCAATGCTTTGGCAAACGGTATTACAAACATATTTGTAAGAACCGACAACGCTTCAACACTTGTTTATTTTGGCAACACCACAGGAAGCAATAACACAACTTTAGCTGGCGCAGCGCTTTTTCAAAACGGCGCTCGTATAACAGGAACGCTTACATATCAGTCGAACGCTTAACCAATAGTCAGACCAGATTAGTTTGACCAGACACAAAGGAAAACATCATGTCACTCACAAAAACCACCACAGTCGATCAGATCACGGTCACCGAGAACGGCACCGTCCTATACCGTGAAGCAACACGCATCATGGAAAACAATGTCGAGATCAGCAAGACCTACCACCGCACATCGCTGACACCTGGCCAAGACATTACAGGTCAGCCTGCAGCCGTGGTTGCTCATTGCAACACAGCGTGGACGACCGAGGTGGTGGCTGCCTACCAAGCCGAGCAAAAGCGCATAGCTGACGAACGAGCAGCCCAAGCAGCCGCTGCTGCGCAAGCTCACGCCCACGAGCACAACTAAGAAAGGCAGGGCCGATGAGTGGCACTCACACAGATACCCAACAACATGCTTGATAACGTCGCGCCTCCTGGCGTGGTGTTGCCTTACGCGGGCTCGAGCGCTCCGTCTGGCTGGCTCTTGTGCTATGGCCAAGCTGTCAGCCGCACGACCTATGCCGACCTGTTTGCTGCGATCAGCACGACCTACGGCACGGGCGACGGCTCGACGACTTTCAACGTGCCTGACCTGCGCGGCCGCGTGCCTGCCGGCAAGGACAACATGGGCGGCACGGCAGCCAGCCGGTTGACTACCGGAGGCTCTGGCGTCGACGGTGCGACCCTTGGTGCATCTGGTGGTGCTCAGACCCACACGCTGACCACGGCGCAGATCCCGTCGCACACTCACCCCTTGAGCAACGCGGCTGGCGCCGGTGGCAACTCGGCCGTGGGCGGTGCGGGCTATGGCTACCCCACAGCGTCGAACACCTCGGCCAACGCGGGCGGCGATGGCGCGCACAACAACACGCAGCCCACGATCATTTTGAACCACATCATTCGCACCTGACGACTATGGACAACCAGCAACTCTTCAACCTGGTGGTGTCCGTCGCGGGCTTCCTGCTGATCTTTGTGTTTTACCAAGTCATGCAACGGTTGCAGCGATTAGAGGACAAGTTGGCCGAGCTCGAGCGCAACCTTCCACACGACTACGTCCAGAAGGATGACTATCGCAACGACATCAAAGAGGTGAAGGACATCCTGCGCCAGATCTTCGACAAGCTCGACAACAAGCAGGACAAGACTTGATGTGGACCCCATCAGTCTCCTCATGGCTGCGCAGGCAACTGTGGCCGCAATCCGCAAGGGATGCGAAATGCTCTCCGATGGGAAGGCTGAGATCAGCAAGCTCAAGAAGACTGTGGAGCAGGGCATCGGCGATGCGAAGGCTATCTACAGCGAGGTCACCGGCCTGTGGGGATGGATCACTTCTCTCTTTGGTGGTGCTGCTGCAAAGCCAGCTCCTGCGGCCAAGCCTGTCGAGCCCGTCGCCCAGGTCAAGCCTGTGGCGAAAAAGGCAGATCGCAAGCAGCCACAGCCCGAGCTCTCATACGAGGAGTATCAGACCCAAGCCATCCACCAGGTCTGTGAGCAGCTCAAAACCTTCTTCGAAATTCGGCGCAAGCTGACCGAGCATTGTCATGAACTGGAGGAGATCAGCAAGACAACAGAGACGGTGGAAGACAGCGCGATCGACCGTGTTGAGATCGAGCTCCAGCTCGAGAACATGACGGTGCAGATCAGGGAGGCGATGGTCTATGCACCGATGGAACTGCGCAACATCTACAGCCGGTTCCTCAAGATGTATGACCAGATCCTCGAGGAGCAAGAATTTGCACGACAGGTCAGAAAGAAACAGGAGCGCGATGAAGCGGCACGGCGATGGCAACAGCGGGACAGACAAATCGAGCTGGCGGTGGAGGTGGTCGCAACCTTGCTGCTGGCCACTCTGCTGGGGGCGATAATGTGGGATCTGAAGATGCAGGCTATCGCACGCTCAAACTTCTGGCTCGAATAGTGATCTACCTGTCGGTGGCGATCGCTGTGGTGACGTCGTTCCTGGCTTACCTCGAGACATTGTGGATGAAGGCAGAGATTAGGCAGGAGGCGAAAGAGCTTCGCCGGCTGCGCAAGGATATTGAAAATTTTTCAACAGCAAGGAGTAAAGATGGACAGCTATCAAGGATTGAACCCAGAGGAGATTGAGGTTCGCGTTTGGGCCTTTGTTGTGAAGGCGATCACGATCACAGTCATGATCATTGCGTTCGGTGTGTTGGGTTGCGTGGCGTTTGTGCCAGAGGACAAGGAGCTCGCGCCGATCGACGCTGTGTTCCTCGAGATCCTCAAGGCGATCGCGTTCATGGGCGTGGGCACGCTGGGTGGCATCTCTGGCCGCAAGGCGATCGTCAACGCTGCGCAGAAGATGGCAGAGGACCAGCACGATGGACAAACTCCTTGATCTACTGAAAGGCGCCGCGCCGGCGCTGGCCACCGCGGTGGCTGGCCCGCTGGGTGGTGCAGCGATTTCCGCGATCGCCAACAAGATCGGCGTGCCGGCTGATGCTGGCGCGATTGCATCGGCATTGCAGGGCAACCCCGACCTGCAGCTCAAGCTGCGCGAGATCGACGTGCGCGAGTTCGAGGCCGAGCAGAAGGGTGTCAGCGATCGCTGGGCAGCCGACATGGCCAGCGACAGTTGGCTGTCAAAGAACATTCGCCCGATGACCCTGGTCTACCTGCTGACGTCCTACCTGGGCATGGCCATCGCTGATGGCTTCGGGTTCAGGATCGCAGAGGCATACGTCACCCTACTTGGCCAATGGGGGATGCTCGTGATGGGCGCGTATTTTGGCGGCCGGACTGCTGAGAAAATCGCATCAGCGATGAAAGGATCGAAATGAAAGAGAATTTTGAGAAGGCCCTCGAGGCCGTGCTCCACCACGAAGGTGGCTTCGTGAACCACCCGTCTGACCCTGGTGGCATGACCAACCTGGGCTGCACAAAGAAGGTGTGGGAGGAGTGGGTTGGCCACGCTGTCGACGAGGCCACCATGCGCGGCCTGAAACCGGCCGACGTGGCGCCGCTCTACAAGGCTCGCTATTGGGACAAGATCCACGGCGACGAGCTGCCCGCGGGCGTCGACTATGTGGTGTTCGATGCTGCCATCAACTCGGGCCCTGGCCGCGCTGCCAAGTGGCTGCAGGAGGCTGTTGGCGTGACCGCTGACGGCGCGATCGGTCCTGGCACGTTGAAGGCTGTGGCTGCAAAAAACCCAGCCGAGGTCGTGGCTGCCTACCAGGCCAAGCGCCTGTCGTTCCTGCAAGCGTTGCCCACCTGGGGCACGTTCGGAAAAGGATGGGGGCGCCGCGTTGCCGAAGTGGGCAGCGCTGCCGATATAATGGTGGCTTAGTTGCTTTGTTGTCTCCTCATGGGATCTGCCTATCCGGGGCAGTTCAGCCCCAGCCTAAACCGCTGGGGCTTTTTTTTGGACCAGCTCCATGACCCGGTCGCCGGTGGCCTGCATGGCCGCGAGCTTCTCAGGCGTCATCAAGAAGGCATAGCCCTTGGTGGTCTGGGCCTCGGTGTGTCCCATGAGTTGCATGGTCTGCTCGAGGGTCTGGCCAGAGCTGATCGAGATGCTGGCAAAGAAGCGCCGCAGGTCGTGCATGTTGAGGTCCTCGATGCCGGCCTCCTTGCACAGACGCTTCCAGGGCTCCTTGGGGCTGGCCAGAAAGGCCTCAGAGCGCCTGCCGACGATCAGGTAGGGGTTGCCCTTCACTTCGGGAATTGAGGCCACCACGGCCTGCGCATGCGTGTTCAGCGGGATGATCTTCGCGCCGGTCTTCGAATCAGGCAGCACGAGCCGGTCGCCCTGCCACCATTCCCGCCTGCTTTTCTGGATCTCGCCCTTGCGCGCACCGGTCAGGCACAGCAGCAGCAGCATACCCACAAACCATGGGTGGCTCTTCTCCCAGCGCTTCATGACAGCGATCAGGCGCTCGGCCTCCTCGCGTGACGGCAGCCTGGTGCGCTTCTTCTCGCGAAAGCGCTTGATGTTGTAGCAGGGGTTGGTCTGCTCGTCGCGCCAGCCCCACTCCTCGGCCAGCAGCATCGCGTGCGACAGCAGCTTGGTGACCCGGTTGTAGGTGGGTGGCGACTTCACCAGCTTGCGCTTGAGGCCGACCAGGTCGAGCTTGGTGATCGAGCGCACCGGTGTGCTGGCGCCGAAATAGGGCAGGATGTGCTTGTCCCAATAGACGTCGTAGGTGGCCTTGGTGGACGCCTTGATCTCGACGTTGCCATGGACCAGGTCATACTCGTCGCGCAGGTCCTGCATGGTGTGCTGCTTGGCCTTGGCTGCCTCCTTCTTGGGGTCCTTGCCCTGGGCCACATTGCGCAGCATCTCGAGGGCGAGCTCGCGGGCCTGGGTCCTGTTGAGCACCGTGGTGCTGCCGAGCTTGGGCCGACGCTCCTGGCCATCTTTGGTGCGGTAGTAAAGGAACCAGGCAGAGCCGGTGGCGCCGTGCTTGATGTGCAGGCCGGTGACCTTCGGATCGCGCTCGATCTTGGGTCGCACCTGGGTCGCATCCTGCTGTGTCATGGTGTTCCTCGCTGTGATTTTCGCAACGAAAAAACCATGATCTTCCAAGCGTTTGATGTCAACACATGGTCGATGATTAGATCGTCTCAACATTCTGGGGGACTAGGGGTCGTGGGTTCGAATCCCGCCACTCCGACCATAAATTCCTGAAAGATCCCAACGGGTTGGCTGTTCACAGAAACGTGATCGCCAACCCGTTTTGGTTTCTGGGTCGCACCTGGGTCGCAGCTCAGAACAAACCACGCAGCCGCACCGGGCTCACGGTCTTGCCGGTGATCTGGCATCGGCGATTCGGCTGGGGCTCGACGTGCCGGCTGTGGATCAGCTCGTTGACGCGGCCGCACACGCTCGAGAGGCGCAGGCCGGTCTGCTCTGCGAGCTCGGCACGCGACCAGTCTCGGTCGGTGTGGATGGCCATGAACTCGATCAGCTCGCGGGCCTGCTTGCCCAAGCGGCCGCTGCCCTTGTGGTCGTGGTAGTTCTCGATGGAGGTGGTGGCGACGGTCATGGCATGACCCTCCACAGCCAGGTGGTGACGCCGGCGGCGGTGAGCGGAAAGCCAACCAGGATGCACAAACCAGCAATGGCCTGCATGACGTCCGGCACGCTGTAGTGTTCGTCGAGCTTGGCGACGAAGTAGGCGGCGGTGATGAGAAGTAAGCCGATCGCTGTCATGCTGCCACCTCTGCATCAGGCTTTGCGTCGGATGGCTGCTGACCTGGTAGAGGCGCATTTGTGGTCGCGGCCTTGAGCTCCTCGATCCACTTGGGCTTGGTCGAAACCGATTCGCGCAAAGGCATGATCACGGCCAGAAAGTCCTGGGCGGCCTGGGAGTTGCTGGTCACCAAGATCGCGCCGTTCGCCGCAGGCTGGTTGAATGTGATGCCAGAAAACCTGGCGCCGTTGGTCCCGATTTTGAGCGCTTGCTCTACCGTGCTGACCAGGTTGGGGTTGAGCGCATCGAACAGCTTGAGCTCCTCGCCAGTTTCTGGGATCACTCGCCGCCAGTTTGGATAAGTGCCCTCGAGCTCCCACTTCTCGCGCTTGGGTTGCACGAACAGCTCAAACCCTTTTTTGTCGACGACCGTCAGTCGGTCATCGATGATCTGCAGGATCTTGGCGTCCTTGTTTGCGCAAGCGGCCACGAGCTCCGGATCTGTGCGCAGGATGGCAGCGCGTTCAACGGTGGCGGTTTTGTCTCGCCACAATCCAAGGGCGTGGCCATTAGTGGCCACAATCAAAGCGCCACCGGTGGGGATCGGTTCAACGTAGACGCCGCACAGGTAGTAGCGAATGTCTTGCTTCGCCCTGAACTGAGCCACAGCGGCCACTAGGCGTGAATTGATGGTGAGGTTCATAGCACCCCCACCAACTTGAACACGATGGTGGCCAGCACGATCACGGTGACGATCAGCAGCACGCAGTCCCAGAAACCAAACGCGGGCTCCTCTGCGGGCTTCTCGATCGCTGCGCCCCAGGGATGCCAGACGGCATCGTCCATGGTGCGTGGTGTGGTGAAGTGGCTTTTTTTCATTGCTGACCTTTCATGCGTTTGTTTTCGTAGGCGGTGATGTCCTCCTCGCGGTAAAGCACCTTGGTGTTTCGGCCTTCGCCGAGCTTCATGTAGACGGGGCCCTTGCCCTTGACGCGCCAGTTCGACAGCGTCTTGACGTCCACGCTCCAGCGCTTGGCCAGCTCTGTGGGTGTGATGAATACGCTCATGCTTTTTTCTCCAGAGCTTTATCGAGTGCTTGTTTCAATGTGCCCACGGCATCGCCGTGGATGTATGAATAGGACACCAGGCGAGCGAGTTGAATTTGTAGTCCTCGTTCGACATCTTCGTTGATACATTGAGTGCCGACTTTGAATTCACGAGGCGTGGTCTTCCATTCCACAAACTTCGAGATGCCAAAGCGAATGACGCCATACATCGAGCCAATGACGGCCAGCTTGTAGATCAGGTATCCGACCAGCACCCACAGCGTGATCGTCGGCAAGCCGGCGACGGCCTCGATGAGTAGTTTGAGCTCTTCCATAAAGTCCTTTCGTTATGCGCGGATCTCGCGACGGTAGTGACGCTGGCCACCCATCAGGCTGGGCTTCTCGAAAGCGTCGTAAGCGCCAGGGCGCAGGCATGTGCGGCGCAGCTCCTTGCCTTCGTAGGCCTCGGAGGTTGTGCCCACACCGACCAGGCGTTTGCCGGCCACCTGCAGCGCTGAGTTTTCTTCGTTGATCTTGCGCAGCTTGCGGGAGCCGGCGAGCGTCAGCATGACCTGGTTGTCAGGCAGGGCCTTGATCAGGCCGACGCGCAGCAGGTTGGACAAGGCGTTTCGCGCCTCGTCGTTGGTTCCACCGCTGGTGAGCTGTTCGCGTGGCTGGTTCCCGAAGTCCTTGAGACATTGCAGGATCAGCCAGGAGCGGTCCTTGTATCGAATGGTCATGCTGCGCTCCTTGCGTGTGCTTCTTTGGTCAATCGTGTGTCGACGACCATGCTGTAGTTGCCCATGGCCAGCGGCTGGCGCGGCTCCGTCTGGATGGTGAGCACGACACCGTGCCAGCGAGCTCGTTCGACGAGCTGCAGAGCTTGCTCATGGATCTGCTTTTGCATGTTGATGCTGTGCGTATTCATGCAGCACCACCTTCTGGCTGTGGCTGCACCTCGCCTGTCTCAGCGTCGACGATCGCGGCCTTGAGACGGCTGGGCTCGCCTGGGTTCTCGATGGTCGGTGCAGGTGGCGTGATGTCGACCGTGCCATGCTGCACAAAGCCAGAGGCCTCGTTGTCTGAAGCCAGCACGCTGTCGAGATCGGCGCTCGAGGGCAGGCGCTTGGCGATGCGACGGATCACCGTCTTGCGGGCCATCTCGTCCCACCATTGCGTCCAGGGCCCGCTGTCCTTGGCGCGGCTGGACTGGCGCACCTTCTCGACATCAGCGACCGACATCACCTCGCGGTAGACCGCGCCGTCCTTGGTGCGTGCGATCGCATAGACCGCGATCGGCTTGCCACGGTCGGAGCCCAAGAATGGCTTGTGCGTGATCTGCTCGTAGTCGCCGAGCGCGTAGTCGAACTGGTCGTTCTGGTAGACCACGTTGGCGCTGATGGTGGCGAGCTCGCCGCTGTTGCGCATCTTCTTGAGGATGCCACCGACCATGGGCATGTATTGCGTCTTGGGGCCTTCCTTGGTGCGGAAGATCACAAGCGCAGCCTCGCGGCCGTCTGGGATCAGGCCGTCCTGGGCAGCCTTCATGCACGAGCCGAGCAGGCTGCGACGATCGGTGTCGAGCAGCTCAGGCTGCATCTGGATCGCGGTCAGCGTGGTGCGAATGAACTTCTCGACAGGGATCTGTGGGGGCAGCGCTGCCTTGAAGTCGTCGCCCATCTTGGTGAGCGTGATGCGCATCTGAGCGATCGGGGGGATGGCAAGTGATGTGTCTGACATGGGATTAGTCCTTCTTTGCTGGGGTGAAACGGAATTGACGGTAGCCAGCGCGGCCGCCGTAGGTTTTGCCGACCATGTCGGCGGTGATCACAGTTGGTGCTGTGTCCTTGGTGCGCGTCAGGCTGATTGAGCCGAAGTCGCCGATGATCTTTTCTGCTGTGTTCACGCGCTCGAGGATCTGGACCTTGAACTTCTCGGCCATCTGCTCGAAGTGCGTCTTGCTGGCTGCCGCGGCTTGGTAATTCGACACCAGCGATGCGAGCTCCGCATCATTGGTGGCGTCGTAGATCTCGCCCTGGTTGACCTGGCTGTAGAGCTGCTTGATCAGGTCGGCATCGCGTGTGTAGTCGGCGCTCGGTGCGTCGTTGGCCTCGATGCGTTTCCAGAAGTCGGTCACGCGCTTGGTGATGGCGTCAGCGATCTCTGGATCAGCGCGACGGAACACGATGCGGGTGGAGTTGCCACCGACGAAGGGCACGATCGCGCACCATTGGTAGCCTGACACCAGCATCTGGTGCTGGACCTGCAGCTCGATGTGCTCGGGCGCCTCGATGTTGCCTTCTCCGTCGTCCTTCCAGGCGCGACGATAGATCAGGCTGTCGACGTTCTTGATCTCCATGATGCCCTTGCCGTGCTCGGGGTGGAGGATCTCAAAGTCGAACGACGAGCCGATGCGCAGGTCGGGGTCGCGCATGTAGACCTTGAGCGGCTGCACGTTGAAGCCGTGGTCCTCGGCTGCACCGTTGGCGATCGCGGCCTCGAGGCGGTTGCCCCACTTCATGCGCTCGCTGGGCTTGAAGCTGCCGCTCACGCCGTCGCGCTTTTCGTGGAACAGCTCGAAGGCTGTCTTGTAGGGGGAAAGATCAAAAAGCGCCGCGACGTCGGTCGAGGTGATGTCTTTGGCGCGGAGGTCGAGCCATTCTTGCTCGGTTTGGAAGGCGATGACGTCTGTCATGGGATAGTCCTAGTGGTGGTGGGAAATTCTCAGCAGACGCGCCAAAAGAAAACGTCGAGCACGACGGTGATCAGGGCGACTGCATAGGTGAGGTGGAGGAAGATGGTGCTCATGCGCGCACCGTCAGGCTGTCGAAAGCGGGCTGCCATTGCTGGCGGTTCATGATCGCGTCGAGCTGGCGGCTTTCGTAGCGATCGATGGCCAGGTCGAGTGCGTGCTCTTGGGCCTCCTTGCGCATGTGCTTGTTGAACTCGCGCTCGAGGTCTTGGATCACAGCGTCAGAGAGCAGGTTGTAAATCTCCATTTCGCCGGCATACACATGCCACAGGCTGCCGGTGTATTCCTCGAAATAGCACTCGAGCTTGGCGTCGCTGTCATCGCGCTCGTCGGCCATGTATTGGGTGAGGTCTGCGTGTCTTGTCATGGGTGTTTCCTTTGTTGATCCGCTGCTAAATCTGCCGCGGTGTTGAGATTATCGCAACACCTAAAACAACAAGTCAAACATTCCAAATAATTCCCTCCTATTCCGCTGGGTTATTACGCGGTCGTCTTGATCCAGAACACCGGCGAGGCCCAGGCCAGCTCGACGTTCTGCATGATTCGGCCTGTGTTGTCGGCCAGGTTGAACGTGCCGGCACGGTAGCCTCGCTTGACGTGCGCCATGTGCAGGCCGTTGTTCTTGATCGCGCACAAGGCAAACGTGCCGACTGCAGCCTCTGGTGAGCGGTGGCTCTCAGAGAGAAAATACAGCCAGCCGTCGACGAGGTCCTGCGGCGTGCGATCGGTGTGGCACTGGATGGCCACAGCATCACCTGGCAGACCAGGCGGTGCATCGACCATGTCGTGGATGCCATCGGCTGCGAGGCCCACGCTGCCATCGCCGTGCATGTTGCCGATGACCTTGACCTTGCGTTGATCGCGCACCACCGGCACGCCCGCGGCCTCGAGCACTTGCTCGGTGGTCACGCGCAGGACAACAGCGATCTGGCCGGCAACATCCAGGGGCATGCCCTGCTTGCCACGAAGCATCAGAGACACCGCCGACGAATCGATCCCGAGCAGCTTGGCCAGGCCGCGCTGTGAGAGCTTTCGGTCCTGCAGTTTTCGGGTGAACCACTCGGTGTCTATTGCCATGATCGCATCAGATTGCACGATTCGCACCAGCGGGCAACTGTGCGCTGCTTTGACCCGTTGATGAGAATTAGGCATAATGTTGCGATATGAGCAACGCTTTGATTCCACCTTCTCGCTTGGTTGTGGCCGCCTTTGGTGGTGTGCGCCCGATGGCGCGACTGCTTGAATGTGACGCATCGACTGTGTCCCGCTGGAGCAAGACCGGTCTAGTGCCAGCAGTTTGGCAGCGCCCAATCTTGGAGTTGGCTTGGATGAGAGGGATCGACCTGACCGCGCATGACATCGTTTTTGGACGCGAGGTCGTGTGATCGAGATGACCCTTCCATGGCCACCATCGGTCAACTCGTACTGGCGCCATCCAACGCGGGGGCCGTTGGCTGGTAGGCATCTAATCAGCGCCGAGGGCCGAGCGTATCGATTAAATGTTGCTGAATTACTTTTTGTCCACGCTATCCACAGTCCCATGAAAGGTCGGCTCGGCATCGAGATCAAGGCCACGCCTCCGGACAAGCGCCAGCGCGATCTGGACAACATTCTCAAATCCCTCCTCGACAGCCTGACGCACGCCGGCGTCATCGAAGACGACAGCCAGTTCGACGCGATCGCCATCGCTCGCTTGCCATCGTCCAAGCCTGGCCAGGTCGAGATCACAATCACTCAACTGGAGAACCTATGAACCTTGGAATTTTTAGCGGCAACCTGGGGCGCGACCCCGAGATGAGACAGACCAACACCGACAGCGTGCTGTCGTTCTCGATCGGCGTGAAGACGGGCAACCGCGACACCGACCAGACCATGTGGGTCGACTGCTCGATGTGGGGCAAGCGTGGCCAGGCCGTGCAGCCCTACCTCAAGAAGGGCAGCCGCGTGACCGTGTCTGGATCGCTCAAGCTCGACACCTACCAGGACAAGGCCACCGGCGCCCCCAAGACCGTGCTGCGCCTGACCGTGAATGAGCTCGACCTGCCACCCAAGTCCGAAGGCTCGCCTGGCCGTCCTGCACCTGCTCAAGCTGCTGCACCTGCCGGCGGTCCAGTCGACGACATGGACGACGACATCCCGTTTTGACGCCAGTAAGCATCGCGTCAGAAAGTGAGCTACAATAATTCCCACGCTTGGCGGCGTATTGCAGCGGGGTTTCACATGCGTCCTGTCGGTGCTGCACCGATCCGCCAACATTCGCAAGGATGAGGACGCAGGTGAAATCCCTTTTTTATTTGGGGACCGTATGAACTACTACGAGCATCACCTCGGCGACTATGCGCAGGCGACCGCGCATCTGTCGTTTGTGGAAGATGCTGCCTACAGCAGGCTCATCAGAAAATACTACGCCCAGGAAAAGCCGCTGCCGGCTGACCTGGCTGCCACCCAGCGCCTTGTTGGCGCCCGCACAAAAGAGGAGCGAGAGGCCGTCGAGGTCGTGCTCGCAGAGTTCTTCGAGATGCGCGACGACGGCTGGCACAACAAGCGCTGCGACGAGGAAATTGCACGCTACAGGGACAAGCAAAACAAGGCCAAGCGTAGTGCGGAGGCACGCTGGAATCGCGAGCCGCAGCATACCGATCGCAATGCCAACGCAATGCGAACGCATAGCGAAGGCAATGCTCACCAGACACCAGACACCAAACACCAGTCACCATCTTCTTCTTCGAAGAAGATAAGCGCGCCGGTGAAAAAGCCGACCGATGTGTCCGACCAGGTTTGGCAATCCTTCGTCCTGGTGCGCAAGTCCAAGCGCGCAGCCATCACAGACCTGGCCGTCCTTGGCATCAGACGCGAGGCCGTGAAGGCAGGGTTGGACCTCGAGCAGGCGCTGACCGTGTGCTGCGAAAGAGGCTGGGCCGGCTTTCGAGCCGACTGGTTTCAGAAACAAACAGCCCCGAGCGCCGAGAGTTTTTACGAGCGGGACCAGCGCCTCAAGCGCGAGCGCTGGGAAGAGATGACAGGCCGCAAGTGGCCAACCGAGAACGATCCCAACGTGATCGAAGCAACCACCACCACTTTGGAGATCGAGCAATGAGCCTACCCATGAAAGCAATCGACCGCCTGTTCGAGCGCCTCGGCGCGACCTACGGCAAGCAATGGACATCGATGTGGGAAGGCACGCCCATCAGCGACGTCAAGACCCTCTGGGCCCACGAGCTGGCGCCTTATGCGCAGCACCTCGAGTGCATCGCCTGGGCATTGGAGAACCTGCCACCTCGAGCTCCCAACGCGATCGAGTTCAAGCAGTTCTGTCGTATGGCGCCACGCAAGGACGACACGCCGGCGATCACGCACGTCAAGGCTGACCCCGAGCGCGTGAAAGCTGAGTTCGCCAAGCTGCGCGAGGTTGTGAAGTCGCGGCCGGCGCTCATCGATCACAAAGCCTGGGCCAAGGTGATCATGGCCAGGCACGAGGCCGGCGAGAAGGTCCGACCCGTCAGCCTGCGCTTTGCACGCGAGGCGCTGCACCACAACCTGGTGGAGGCAGCATGAGCCCAGAAGCACAATCCCTGCTCACGCTGCTGGGCCTGATCTTCGGATCGGTCAGCATCTTCGTCGCCGTGGTGTTCGCGATCCTGTTCGACTTCACCTGGCTGGAGGACTGAGGTGATCGAGATCATCAAGACCTACTACGGCCGCGGCCGCAGCGTCGAGGTGCGCTACGCCTACCGGTGCAAGAGCTGCCAGCGGATCTGGCCAAACCTCAAGGACCGCGACGCCGCGTTCTTTCACGAGTGCAAGGGGCCGAAATGAAGTGCCCGCTCTGCAACGCGCCGACCGACGTCAAGGCAACACGCACCGAATCTGGCCTGACCACCAGGACCCGCGAGTGCTTCAACCTGCACACCTTCAAGACCATCGAGACGGTGATCACCCAGCCCAGGCCGAAGCGGGGCTATCGAAAATTCAGCTTCGACAATCCCATGGAGAAAACGAAATGAGCGACCTCGCAGCCTGGGCCTACATCGTGGTGGGCTTTATCGCCGGCTACATCATCGGACACGCACGCGGGATGGGAAAGATATGAGCTCGACCTGGACCGAAGAATACCGCCACCAATGCGAAGTGCGCGACATCCTTCTCAAACGGGCCAGGAACGGGTCTAATTGGGCCTGGGAATACCTGGACAAGGTCGAGAAGGCTCGAGGCCGTGTAGCCCGTCAAAAGCTGCAGGACGACGTGGTCGAGCAGTGGATGCTTGGCAACCGTGGAGAACACGGCTGCTGGATGTCACTTGACCCCGGTGTTGCGTAAATCTCATCAATGATTAGAATGTCCACATGACTACCGAATCGAAAAAGCGCATGGGCCGACCTCCCGAGCCTGTGCCCCAAGACAAGGCCGACGAGATCGTCGAGTGGATCAGTCATGGCAAAACACTTCGCGATTACTGTCGCATTGAAGGCAATCCTTCTTGGCGCACAGTCTACGATTGGTTGGAGAAAGACGAAGACTTCTCCGCACGCTTCGCACGCGCACGAGAGCTTGGCGAGGATGCCATTGCACAAGAAGCGCTCGAGATCATCGACACCGTGGCCGAGATGGCCGGCAGTTCAGGCAAGGATAGTGAGAGCTATCACCGCGACAGCGCGCATGTGACCTGGCTCAAGAACCGCGCAGAGCTGCGCTTGAAGCTGTTGGCCAAGTGGAACCCGCGGCGCTGGGGCGACAAGGTCGACCTGACCTCTGGCGGCAAAGCTGTGGGCCTAGCCATCAACATCGACATCGGCAAGGAGGCCCAGGCATGAACCAGGACAAAGCAGAGAAGGCGTTGAAGCTGGCGCTTGAAGCGTTGGAGAAAGTGACAACAGAAATGTTGGCCTTAAAGGATGAACTAGCAGAACGTGGCGCAAGACCCACAACAGATGTATACCATCAAAGACTGTGGGATTCGGCTTTCAAAGCATATACAGACCACGCATTGCCAGCAGCCACCGCGATCAAAGAAGCCTTGGCCGACAAGGAGCAGCTCGACGAGATCCTCGAGCGCCCAGCATCACGCCGCGAGCTGCCGGCCTACATGCGCAGCGTGCCTGGTGTCGTGAGCGTCGCGAGGGCCGAATGATCTGGACCTTCGCCACGCACCTGGTCGCTGTCTGGTTCGGCGCTGGCGCCGGCTTCCTGACCGCTGCCATCTTGTGCGCAAGGGGTAGCGAAGAGTGAGCGCGACCCAGATCAACTACCGGCCACCGGGCCCTGTGTCTCGAGCCTTCATGCTCGACGACAGCTTCTTCCGCGGCATCATGGGCCCGTTCGGATCTGGCAAGTCGACCGTCTGCGTGATGGAGATCCTGCGCAAGGCGAAGGACCAGCGCATCGGCATCGATGGCAAGAGGCGCAGCCGCTGGGCTGTCGTTCGCAACACCTACCCCGAGCTGCGCACCACCACGATCAAGACCTGGCATCAATGGGTCCCGCCATCGATCGGCCGCTGGGTCGATACCGGCCCACCGATGCACCACATCCAGGAAGGCGAGCTCGACATCGAGGTGATCTTCGTGTCGCTCGATCGGCCTGATGACGTGGCCAAGCTGCTGGGCATGGAACTGACCGGCGCCTGGATCGACGAGGCACGCGAAGTGCCCAAGGCTGTGATCGACGGGCTCACCGGCCGTGTTGGCCGTTACCCTTCGATGATGATGGGCGGCTGCACCTGGTCCGGTCTGCTGGCCTCGACCAACCCGCCCGACAATGACCATTGGTGGTATAAGCTCGCCGAAGAGGTGCACCCCGAGGGCTGGGCCTTCTTCCGTCAGCCGTCAGGCCTGGCCGAGAACGCTGAGAACCGCGAGAACCTGCCGCCCAACTACTACGAGCGCCAGATCGCCGGCAAGGACGAGGACTGGATCAAGGTCTACGTCCATGGCGAATACGGCTTCGTGCGCGACGGCAAGCCGATCTATCCCGAATACAAAGACAGCCTGCATTGTCGTGAGTTCGAGCTCGTGCGCTCGTGGCCTGTCTATGTCGGCATCGACTTCGGGCTCACGCCTGCTGCCGTGTTTGGCCAGAAGTCACCCATGGGCCAATGGCGCTGGCACAGCGAGCTGGTGACCGAGGACATGGGCGCCAAGCGCTTTGCCGAGCTCATGCGCAACGTGATGCACGAGCGCTACCAGGGCATGACCTTCGCTGCGATTACCGGCGACCCGGCAGGTGAAGGCCGTGCCCAGACCGATGAATCGACCCCGTTTCAGATCCTGCGCGCTGCCTCGATCGAAGCCAGGCCCGCGCCCACCAACGACTACACCAAGCGGCGCGAGAGCGTGGCCTCGTGTCTGTCACGCCTGATCGATGGCGAGCCTGGTCTGATCGTGCACCCGCAATGCAAGACTTTACGCAAAGGCATGGCCGGGGGCTACAATTACAAGCGTCTACAAGTCACTGGTGAAGAGCGCTACAGGGACGTGCCGGACAAAGGCATGTATTCTCACGTCTGCGAGGCTGGGCAATACATGCTGGTCGGCGCGGGTGAAGCGCGAACCCTGGTGAAGCGAGAGCGGTCTGCGTTCCGGCAGGCAACCGCAATTTCCGATTATTCAATTCTAGGATGACCAACATGGGCGGTTTGTTCAAATCTCCGAAACAGGTTGTTGCTGCTCCGCTGCCACCACCACCAGCTCCAACACCAGCACCCACCATCGACGTGGCTCGCGCTGCCCAGCAGACGCAAGACGCCGTGATCGATCGACGCGGCCGCGCTGCCAGCGTTTTGACCAGCCAACAGGGTGACCTGACGCCGGTCGAGACGGGCACGAAGAAACTGCTGGGAGCCTGACATGGGCTGGGGCAGTTTTTTCCGAAGCGTCGTCGCGGCGCCGCTCAAAGTTGCAGACGTTGTTGTCGACACGGCAAATGACGTCAAAGACAAGGTGGGCGATGCCGGTCAAGGCGTCATCGACCTGGGCAAGGACATCGCCAGCTCTGATCTGGGCAAGGCTGCCATCATCGCCACAGCGGCCGCCATGACAGACGGTGCATCGCTTGGAGAAGCGGGCGCAGCCGAAGCGACCGGCGCAACGACATCTGCTGTCTCTGCCGGCAACGTTGTCGAGACGCCTTTGGGCATGCTCGATTCGGTTGCGGCCGACAACGCAGCAGCCACAGCCGCCGGCGCCGCAGGTGCTGGTGAAGCCGTCTCAGGCATCGATCTGGGTGGTCCTGGTTCAAGCCCTGCCACCATGGGCGATGCGGCCTCGAGCGGATCGTCAGCCGCAGCCGGTGGTGCAGCAGCCTCCAAGGTTACCGATGCGGTCGCAACCGAGCCTGTCGTCAAGGCCGCGCCCAGCCTGATGGACGGCATCACCGGCAAGGACCTGCTGACCGCTGGCTCTGTGGCCACCGGCACGGCCGCGCTGGTCAATGCAATGACGCCAGGCATTGTTCAGCAGCAAACCACCACGGGCACGCCCGACAAGGTGAAAGACGGGACCGAGGGCGAGAAGCGCGCCACGGCCGATGAGATCTCGAACGTGATGGCCTTCCAGACCAAAGCCTCGCAACGCACACGCCTGTCTGGCGCAGCCGTCCTGTCCAAGGGATACGGCTCGGCCTCGACCGGCACCAAACAACTTCTAGGGGCTTAAGCCATGTCCGATTCACGCGCAGACGACATCATCCGACGCCAGGAGAAGATGGCCACAGACCGTGCCGTCTTCGACAGCCACTGGCGAGAAATCGCCGAGCGCATCCTGCCTCGCGCCGACCACTTCCGCGTCAACCGCAACCCCGGTGACAAGCACACCGAGCGCATCTTCGACGCCACAGCCAACCTCGCCCTCGAGCGCTTCGCCGCTGCCATGGAGAGCATGCTCACGCCGCGCACGCAGCGCTGGCACAAGCTCAAGACCGGCGTCGAGGAGCTCGACGAAAACCAAGAGGTGCAGGAATACCTGGACGCGGTCACGAAGATCCTGTTCCAGGTGCGCTACGCACCGAAGGCCAACTTCGCCAGCCAGGCCAACGAGTGCTACATGGCGCTCGGCGCCTTTGGCACAGGCGCGATGTTCACCGATGACATGATCGGCCGCGGCATCCGATACCGCTCGATCCCTCTGTCAGAGATCTACATCGCCGAGAACCACCAGGGCGTGGTCGACACAGTTCACCGTCGCTTCCCGATGACGGCTCGCCAGGCAGCCCAGCGCTTCGGCCTGTCCAAGCTGCCCGAGATCATCCAGAAGGCCGTCGAGAAAAACCCCGAGCAAAACTTCGACTTCATCCATGCGGTCTGCCCGCGTGAGGACATGGACTACGGCCGCAAGGACTACCGCGGCATGCCCTACGCCTCGTGCTACATCGCGCTCGATGGCCGCACGCTGCTGAGTGAAGGCGGCTACCACTCGATGCCCTACGCTGTGGGCCGCTACGTCACAGGCCCCAAGGAGGTCTATGGCCGCTCGCCTGCCATGACCGTGCTGCCCGACATCAAGATGCTCAACGAGATGAGCAAGACGGTGATCCGCGCAGCCCACAAGATCGTGGA